GTCGGGGCGGTGGCGAGCCACGTTAGAATGCCCGCTTCGGCCAGACGAAACGCGTTGCCGCGAATCACGTCGGCGGTTGCCTCGGCGTCTCGTGAGAGCCCGCGCCGAATGCACACGCCTTCGAGCGTGGCATTCGGGAGAGGGTACATTGTGATTCCCCGAAGGGCTTGTTCTACGGTGTACATCGTCTCGGGCTTTCGTTGCGTTACCAGTCTTGTGCGTCGGTGCGGAGATAGACGTTGCGGTATGCCGTGTCGAATACGGGGATTGCGTCCGTTTGTCCGATCGTTACCTCCTTATACGGTTCGTCCACGCCGTACTTCTTGATTACCGTGTGGGCACGTTCCGTGCGAATACCGCGGAAATTCGGCTCGGCAAGAATGTCGTACTGCGTCGAACCGAGGATCGGCGTTTCGCAAAGCACAAGACGGTCGTTCTCGAACGGGTTGCCCGACGTAAACGTGCCGTCGGTGAACTCGCGGGTGATGTCTTGGTCGATCACGCGCAGCTGCAAACCGTAGAGAAACGCCTGCGAAGCGAGCATTTTGTTCACCTGATCAAGTGAGGGAGTTTGAGCCACACCCACGGCATTGGCAATGAACGACGCGCAGGCCTTGATGATCTGTTCCGAAGAGCAGATCTTGTAGAACGTCTCCATGCTTACGAGAGCGTAACGAGGGTGCAAATTCTTCTTGCGGGCGGCTTTTACGGCTTTCACCAAATCGCCGATAACGTCCGCGTTCGACTTGTCGCCCCAATTCGTCGAGGTCTTCATTTTGAGATCCTCGTCCACATCGTAGTCGAGGTTGAACTCATTCGCCATCGTGGCGTTCGTCGTGGTGTTGAACGCGAGCTTGCCGGCGTTGGATACGAGTTTCAACGCAATGTACTCCAACTCGCTTTGCACGCCGTTGACGCAGAAGTCCACATCCGCGCCCCAATACTGCACGAGTTGTGCCGCATCGGGGGATTTTGCGAGAGCATACGCTACTTGGTACTCCTTCAACTCCGAGCGCGAGAGTTCACGACTAATCGAGATAAACGGAATGTCGCCCTTTGCACTCTCGAACATCGGGCGGCGCTTGCGCACGATTGTACTGTTGTCCGAGTGGATGTCGGCCGCAACGTTCTTTCGTCCGAGTTGGTTGCTGATCGTGCCCCACGTAAAGCCGTTGACGCGGCGAACCGGGAAGAGCGTGGCAAACTGAAACGGACGAACGTCGACGCTATCGACACGAGCCTGCACCATCTGCTGTGTGAGGCCTTGAATCAAAGTATCTGTGATCATCGGATTTTAGATTTAATAGTTGACAATGCCCTTGAGGTGCTTTTCCACATCGGGGTGAAGCGTTGCACCGTGTGTCGTGCCGATCGTCCACGCATCCGTGTCGAGGTTGTCCCCTTGCACGACGGGGCGACCCGTACCCGAAAGGGAAAGGGGGATGTATTTCAATTCCGCGTCGTCGGCCGTCGTTTCGGCCTTCGCTTCAGCGACAACAGACAACACGGGGATTTCTCCGATAGCGGCCGAAAGCGTCAACGTGTCGGCGGCTTTCTGCGAGGTGTCGATCTTCGTAATCTTCGACGCTTTGCCGCCTACACTGAGGAGGAGCACGTCGTCGACCTTGAAGTGGTGGCCTTTCTGCACCTTTACCTCCGTTCCCGTCGCCTCCACCTTTGCCGTTACGACGGCCTGTTTCACGACGTGGCAAATGCCGTTGTCGGGAGCGCTGAGGGGCGTGCCTTCAAAAAGGTAGTCGCCGCCGAGTTCCGAGGTCTTGACGGATACGCCGCCGGGAATGTCGGCGACTTTGTGCTCAAAGACACGAGGCACCGCCTGGTCTTTGCGCCGTTTTACTGTCATACCCATTTTGGTCTAGTTTTTTGTGTGTTCTGTGAGGGTGTGTTTTTGTTAGAACGGTTGAGCGTCTTTCGACGGTGTGCCGTCCCGGTGGGTGATCGATTCCAGCTGCGCCTTGGTGAGTTCTTGAGCGTCCTTGATTTCTCCGCCCAAAGGACGGGCAAAGACAAGTCCGCTTTGTTTGAGATTGTCGACGATTCCCCCAACTTCGGTCTTCACGTCTTCAAGCGTCGTTTTGAACTCCTCGTCCGAAAGGCCGTCGAGCTTCATACGGGCGTAGGGCTTTTGCAGATGTTCGGGAAGCTGTTCGACGACGGCCGAGAGTTGTTGTTTTCGGTCGTTCATGATGCGCTCCGAACTCATCGCCGAGAGTTGCTGCTGCAACTTTGCGTTGTTTTCGACGAGTGTCTTTGCCCATTGCGGCATGTCTTCGGGGTCTTTGTTGCCGTGCGGTTCCGTAGGCTCGTTCTGTTCGGACGGCTCGATCGATTTTCCGTCCTTCAATCCGTGTTTCCGCTCGTAGTTAGCGACGGCGGTTTTCTGAGCATCGGTTGCGCGGCGGTCGCCTTCGGCATCGATGATTTGCTGAATCGTGATCGCCTCCACGGAGTCTTTCACTTCTTCGGCGGTGGTGGCAGTCTTCGCGATATTCTTCGCTATCCTGTCGAGTACTTTTTCGTTGATCCCCTCGAAACGGGTCTTCAACGCGTCAAAAGCTACTTTGTGCATTCTATTTATAGTCTTTGTATCGATACAAAGGTAATAATTTCCTCCCATATCACCGCTATATAAAGGGGGGCAGTATTCCGCTCAGAGACGTTGGAAGCGTGTAAAGCGTTTTTTTTCGAGCGAGGGTGTCGTTTTAACGCTCAAAAAGAGCGGGAAACGGGGAGAATATGCTATCTTTGAAGACTAAAACTCATTCTACGATGACAAAAGAAGAACGACTCAAGCAATGCAGGTACTACAAAGGGGAGGAAGAGTTCCCAGACGAACTCGGATGCGAAGCTTTTGGATTTTGGATTGGCGAAAAAGACTTCGTCGAGAATTACGGACAAGATACGGAAGAGCTCCTGCGTCTGATTGAAAATGTCGGACTTACGAACTTCAAATCAGCATGGGAAAATAAGGCTTCGGATGAGCTTATCGCACATCTATTCTGCTACCTTACGAAATCCCGAGATTGTGGCGACGAATACGTCATTAAAGGATTTGTCAAGAGATCCCTTCCCCTTTATTTCGGTTCGACTTCTATATAAATATACCCACCACGTTCTCGCATACGAAGGAAACGATATCTGTTCCGTTGTGAGGAAAGCACTTCGTACTCGCCCTTAAAGTGCGACAAATAACGCAGACTTGTCGCGTTTTTTTGCGTCTTCGCGACCAAAATGACCTTTTGGGTTTTAAGCTCATACGGTGTAATCTCGTCGTGATACCCAACTCCGGCAAAGTACGTTGATGTTTCCTTATTCGTACTCCACGACGATGCGCCTAACATTCCTGCACCTTCTTCACTTGTTAGTTTATCAATGAGATCACCCAGTTGTTTCTTACTGAGACACATTCCGCGATAGGTGGTTCCGCCATCCCATTTCGGGCTTCTATCGATCCACTCTTCAAGATCTTCGGCTCGTTTCTTGATCTCTTCGTAAGAATGCCCGTGTCTTGAAACAAAAGTGTGGTCTAATAATCCGCTTTGGTATCTTCTAATCTCATAATCCCATTGATACGAGAAACCATAAGCAGCGTTGTAGAAGTCGTCTATCTTCTGCTTGTCGTAAACTCCCGTTAACTCACTTATCTTCGCTTTCTTAGATTCTTCTGTAGACGAATCCAAGTAGACATGTCCCTTCTGCGGGGTGTTGTTTACAGTCCACGTTCCCGACGAAGATTTAGAGGTTTGTTTCTTCTTCTCGAGTTCCGCGCGCTTCTTTTCCGCTATTTCGATAGCTTCTTTCGCCTTCTCAATGTCCCCCATCTCTTGTGCCGCCTTCGCGTCTGCGATGGCCTGCTTGAAGATCGGGGACTTCGTCTTGAACGACGAAAGCCCCTCGATTTGACCGTCAACCTTCTGCCATTCGATCTTTTCGAGCACCGCAGCGTGTTGAGCCTTGTACGCGCTTTCGGCAACCTGCCATGTCGAATACTTCTTATTGTCGGCAACCCATTGCACTTCGTACTTCAACTTGCTGGCCTGTGCCTCCAGCGGCAAGCCCTCAAAGGTCGCGAGCTTCTTTTGCACCGCCGCGTGGGTGCTTTTCAGTTCCTCGAGAGTGAACTCCTTGTGCCACTTATGCGCATCGGGAATCAGGTCGGAGAGTTCGTCTTCGGCCTTTTTCATTTCCTCGATCGCGCTTTGTAGCTTAGTCGTCTCCGCTTTGATCTTCGCGATTTGTCCCGACTCGACGGCCTGCGCTAAGCCCGACGCGTCGATTTCCCCGAAGTCGGCGGCAGTTTTGAGTGTTTCGGCAGCCGCCCCTTTCACCTCGGCGTGTTCCTTCGCACGCGCCGCCCAGCGTTCGCGAATCGCGTCCTCCTCTTCCTTCGTACGCTTTGCATGGCGCTCCTCGGCAATTTCGAGGAGCGTCTTTTTCTTCGGCGCAAACACGCTGCCGACCAGTGATTCGTTGTCCTTGATGAAATACGGGAGTGAGCCGCGCGCCGTCGCCGCATCGATGCGCCCCTTGTTCTCCTGCAGCCACGATTTGAACTCGTCAGGCAATTCGCTCACCTCGTTCTCGCTCCCCTCCGTAGGCTCTTCGCCGTTGAGAATGCGCCCCGTGTCCGCGTCGAACTCCTCCTCCGTTTTCAAGATTGGCGTGGCGAAACAACGACAATGCGGATGCCAGCCCGTGAACTTGAACGTCTTCGGGTATTTCCCCTTCAGATCGTCGCAAATGTCGTGGAAACGGTGCGGTTTGCCGTCCGCTCCGAGGCACGTGTGGTTCTCCGAAAGGTTGATCTCCACCCCGACCACGAAATCCAACTCTTGCATGCGCAGATGATCGGCCGTGCGATAGGCGATGTTCACCTCCGTGCCCGCCAGACGACGTGCGTTTTTGTAGGCCGAACGATACACGCCCCGCCCGGGGTGGTAGGCCTTTGCCCGCTCCGAGAGGTGAAGCACGCCGTGCTCGTCGCGAACACGCCGAAAAAGTGCGTCGGGGTTGCGAAGATATGCCCGGAGGGTGCGGCTCATTTCGACGGCCGAAACGCCGTCACGCAGCCCGAGATCGAGCCCCATTTCGAGTTCTTCCTTGAACTGCTCGGTGAGGTTCCACACCCGCTCCGAGAGATTCATCCCGCGTTCGCGCCGAGCGAGGAACGCCGTGCACGCCCCCGCGTTGGTCGAGAAATAGCGGGCTCGGCGCTCCGGGCTCAGATGCTTTGCCGCCGACCCGATCACAGAACGCACCAGCAGGTCGTTCTTCGCGTTCGCCAAATCCCATTCCGTGCGCACCCCGTCGGCTACGGTCGTCGAGAGCGCGCCGTGAAGTTCGAGCATCAGTTTCTTTGCGCGATTGCGCAGATAGGGATACTTGTCGAAGGCGAACACCTCTTCGGGTGAAAAATCGTCGACGCTCTCCGACAAGAGCGCCACGCGGGCGGCGGCCTCGTCGAAGAGCTTTCCGATGCGTTTCTCCAGCCGGAGAATGTTGCGGAGGTGCTGTTGCTCGTAAGTAAGTCTCGGCATTGGTTTCTGAGGTTAGAATCCCGATTCGGGTTGCAGCACGTCGACGGCATTTTCGGCGGCGATTTCGGCCATTGTCTTGTCGATGTCCTTGCTGTGGCCGTAGAGTTCCACGCTTTCGCGTTGCGAGATGATCGCCTTTCCGCCGTTGGCTGCAACAAGGTTCTTGATCGTGTCGCCTTCGTCTTCGATCGAAAACGGGGTGATGATTTGTTCCACCGCCAGCGAATCGACGGCATCCGCATAGCCCGAGCCCAAAATCACCCGAGCGAAGGCCTTTATCACGTTCATCTCCCGGTCGAAGAACTCAATCAAACGCCCGCTCTCGTCTTTCACCTTGAGCTGTGCGTCGATGAACATTTGCTTGCGGCTCTCACCCGAGAGGGCTTGTTGGCTCATCTTCTCGTAGCTCCAGTCGGGGAGCTGCAATTGAGTGAAGAAGAGCGAGCGGAGTTCTTCGATGTAGAATTTGAGATTGTCGACGGCTTGCGGCCAGGTGACATATTGCGCCGCGCTCCCCTTCGGGAATTGCATCACGCTGAGCGCGTCTTTGTCCGAGCTGTCGCCGAACGGGATTTGCTCGTCGGCAAAGACGGCGAAGACGGGTTTCGAGTTGCGGCGCAGATAATTGCCGTTGCGCGAAAGCGCCCACTCCATCTCGTAGACCGTGTTCGACGTTTCCTCCCATACGGGGGTCGGGCGATACATATAGACGGCGGGAATCTTCCCGAGGGTGATTTTCTCGTTGCGCTCCTCCTTCCATCCGCCCGTCGACGTGCTCCAGCAAATGTGCCGGTCGGCCGTGTAGGTGTCGAAATAGCGAACGTCGTTGCCCCGAATTCGGCGGGTGTAGGCCACGCTCATTGCAATCATGTCGCCGTATTCGTCGAAAAGGCGATACAGCCCAACACCCC